ACGGCAAGCGATTATCGACTCCATCAGTAGCGGGCTTAGAAAATTTAATCTTCAGGAGCCGATACTTGTCTACCGTGGACTGGACACAAATATCTTCGGGGATGATATTGACGGACTGGTCGGTGCAGAGGTTGTCGATAGTGCATTCATGAGTACATCGTTCCTACCCTCAAGTGCGTTTGTTGGCAGCGTTCAAATGGAGATCCGAGTGCCTGCCGGGAATTATGGGGCCGCGATCATCTCACTCAGTAACTTTCCCGACGAGTATGAGTTTCTCCTGGATAAGGGAACACGATATGTAATTCAAGAGGCATCTATGGAAAACGGGACTCTCAATTTAATTGTCGAGGTGATTCCGATTGACGATGAAACATAACATTCGGCCTGATCGAAAGGATCGATTCGTTGGAACCGGTCAAGGGTTGAAGATCACGAAGCCGGCAGACAAGAAACAGGAAAAGGAAAAACCGAAAAACTAATGGGCACTCTCGAATCCACGAGGGTGCTTTTTGTTTGGGCCGCGGGTGAGAGTCCTGTGGCCCTATTGCTCGTTGGCCGGAGCATCACGGCCGCCCCGACTGGCACTGACCAGGATAAAAAAGTATGGAGGCTGATGATTCATGGATTGGTTGAAGGAATTGCTGAAAAAAGCAGGGTTTGATGAGTCGAAGATCGATGCGCTCATCGGCGACGTGAATAAGGAGCTTCCGAAGCACTTCGTGCCGAAGGACAAGTTCAACGAGGTTGCAGAGGCGAAGAAGACAGCGGAAGCTGCGATTGCAGACCGCGACAAGCAGCTCGAGGATCTGAAGAAGAGCGCCGGTGCCAGCGAGGAGCTGAAAAAGCAGATCGAGACCCTGCAGGGCGAGAACAAAGTCGCAAAGGAAAAGTATGAGTCGGACCTGAAGGAGCTGCGTACGTCGACGGCGCTGAAGCTCGCGCTCGCAGGCAAGGCGCACGATCCAGACATCGTTGCGGGGCTGTTGGACAAGACGAAAATCGAGCTCGACGACGCCGGCAACGTGAAGGCCGGTCTCGAGGAGCAACTGAAGGCCCTGCAAACGAGCAAGGCTTTTTTATTTGTCCCGGAACAGAAGGGGCCGAAGTTCAAAGGCGCCAACCCGGCGGATGGGAAGGACAAGGACGGCGGCGGAGGCGGCGATGCCAGCGCGGGCGCAGACTTCGCCAAGGCGGCCAATGAAGCCGGCAAAGCGCCGGCCGCAGCGCCGAATCCATGGGGATAATCAAGAGAGGAGAAATCGGACATGTACGTTAAAAATTACCCGCAGCAAAACGAAGTAAATTTCCTCGCCGACGCGAGCATCGTCTCGTTCACGGAGGAGATCTCCGATTCCGGAGTCGTGGCAAACTCGCAAGGCCGTAAGATCGTGCCTGCAGGGACGATCTGGCCGGCGAACGACAGCACGGCGCGAGGGATCGTGTTCAAGGACGTCGACGTAACGGAAGGGCCGCAGCCGGGCGCGGTTATCGCTGAGGGCTGGATCCTCGAGGCGCGCCTGCCGGTCGCGCCGACGGCCGACGCGAAGACGGCCATGAAGAACATCAAATTCAAGACGGTCGTTTAATCGACGAGAAGGGAGATACAAAATCATGCCTAGCGTATTGGAATTGTTCACTCAGCCGGAGATCCTCAACTATTTGGGGAACCGGCAATACCCCGCGTTCCTAGGGGAGACGCTGTTCCCCGAAGTGAAGCGCGATTCCCTTGAGTTCGACATGATCAAGGGCGCGCGGAAGATCCCGGTCGTCGCGAGCGTGCATGCGTTCGATTCGAAGACGGAGATCGGCAGCCGCGAAGCAAGCAAGCAGGCGCTCGAGCTGGCGCTCATCAAGCGCAAGCTGCCGCTTTCCGAGAAGGAAATCATCGCTCTAGAGAACCCGCGGACACCGGCGGAGCAGCAGTACCTGATGCGGGAGGTCTACAACGACATCGACGCGCTCGTGCAGGGCGTGCGCGCCCGTATCGAGGTCATGCGCATCGAGGCCGCGGCGAACGGGACGGTGACATTGAACGAGAACAACGTCTCCGTTGTGCTGGATTACAACGTGCCGAGCAACCACAAGGAAGTGCTCTCCGGTACCGACCTCTGGACGGACCCGGCAAGTGATCCGATCCAGCAGATCCTCGACTGGTATTCGACGCTCGGCACGAAGCCGCGGCGTGCATTGACGTCCGGCGCCGCCCTCGCCGCACTGTTGAAGCATCCGAAAGTCATCGGCGCGCTGTTTGGCAACAACTCCGTGCGCGTGGCTACGCGGACGGATCTGAACGCATTCATGCAGCAGCTCGAGCTGCCGACGATCGCCACGTACGACGAGGTGTACCGGAGGCAGAAGGCGGACGGGACGTATGAGCAGCTCCGGTACTTCCCGCAGAACAAGTTCATCATGCTGCCGGCGACGCCGCTCGGCGAAACGATCTACGGCCCGACGCCAGAGGAGATCCGCCTGACGCGGAACCCGAACGTCGACATCACGAAGGTCGGGAACATCCTAGCCATGGTCTACGAGGAGAGCCTCGATCCGGTAAGCACATACACGAAAGCCGTCGCGACTGCGCTGCCGAGCTTCCCGGCCGCGGACGAAGTCTTCCAGGCGACGGTACTCTAAGGAGGGATGAACGATGAAGGTCAAGGTCAAGAAGATCCCGGTCCGGCATAACGGGCAACGCTACGCCGCAGGCGAAGAGTTCGAGATCGATCGGAAGGGTTACGAGCGGATCCGGCAGCACGTCGAAGTCGTCAGCGAGGACGAAGATGACGATGACGCGGATCCGCTCGCTGAGCTTCGCGCGCGTGGCAAGGAGCTCGGGATCCGCGGCGCCCACAACATGGGCGAAGACAAGCTGAAGGCCGCGATCGCCGAGGCAGAGCTCACCTTGAAGGGCGGCGGAGGCAGTGGCCAGTAAGCCGGCGGACGTTCTGACGCTGACGAAGTCCCGTCTACGAATCACGGCGGAGGATCACGATAGGCTGTTCTTGTCGTACGTCGAAGAGATCGGCCAGCGTATCCAGCATTACTGCAACCTGACGGAGGTTCCAGACGGACTGAAGTTCGTCTGGAGCTCCATGGTCGTGGACGTGCTGAAAACTGAGCAGCAATCCATTCCGGAAGTCGCGGCGGTGTCCGGTGGCGCCGTCGAGATCAAGGTCGGCGATACGACGGCGAAGGAAGCCCCAGGGAAAGCCGCGGCCAAGTCGGCGGTCGATGCGATCGTCTTGAACTACGCAGTCGACCTGAACCGGTACCGGAAGCTGAGGTGGTAGCCTGTGCAATACAACCGGCACCGCGCGCTGATTGAGCGCATGTACGAAGACAGGGCTACGGTCAGCCGCATGGTCGAATCCAAGGACCCCGTATCCCGCGAGACGAAGCAGGCGCCACAGATCGTCTATGAGGATCAGCCTTGCAAGCTCTCGCAGACAGGGCTTGCAAGGAACGGCCAGACGGAGGCGCAGAACGACGTCAAGTTTGACGCGAAGCTGTTCATCGCTCCGGAGCTCGACATCCGTCAGGGCGACGTTGTGGCGGTCTCGCGAGGATCCACGGGGCGAACGGAGACGTACGTCGCCGGCAAACCCTTTCCGCCCTATGGCAGCCACCAAGAGCTGAACCTGACGCTCGAGGGCTATGCGTAATGGCTCGCTGGGGGCACTTTGACATTTCCGAGCTGAAGAAGCTGGCCAAGGGTCTGGAGCAGATGCAAAAGGAGCTACCGGCGTTCATAGAGTCGTGTTCGAACGACGCGGCGAGCATGCTTCTGGCGAAGGTTGTGAAGAGGACACCGGTTGGCGATTACAACGGGAACTGGGTTGAGTTTACGACGTCCTCCGGCGAGCGCGTGCGCTTCCAGACTCGGTACAGCCGCCGCGGCGGGACCCTGCGCAGGGGATGGACCTACGGTGCGCGCCGGCGCACGCCGACCGGCTACGAGACGGACGTAATCAACCCCGTCGAATACAGCCTGTACGTCGAGCACGGACACCGCACAGCGAACCACAAGGGATGGGTCGAGGGACGGTTCATGCTGGCCAACTCCGAGGCGGAGTTGAAACGCGAGCTGCCTAGCATCCTTGCCCGCCGAGCAGAGCAGTTCATTAAGAAGCATCTGGAGGGCTGATGGATGGCCGAGGTAATTACGATCAATGACGTACGGGCTTCGGTCATCCGCGCCCTGGATGCCGTCTTTCCGGACGTCCCGATCTCTGGAGAGGAAATCAAGCAGCTATTGGATCCGCCGCGGATGTTCGTTCGGCTGCTCGAGCCGGATCATGTGCAGGAGCTCGGCCGGCGGCACCGGCGAGCGCATCCGTTCGTCGTGCGTTATTTCGCACCGAACGGTCCGCATAATACGTCGGTCAATGAAGAGCTGTATGGCGTAGCGGAGCAGCTCACGGCCGCGCTGAAATGGATTGAGGTGGCGGGCGGGCAGGTGGCCGGCGACGGGATGCGTTTCGAAATCGACGACGACGTACTGCACTTTTTCGTGACGTACAGCGTCCTGGTATGGTCCGAAGCGCCGGCGGCGCCGTTGATGGGGAAAGTGGTACAGGAAGGTGGGTTGAAGCCATGAGCAAGCAAAAATCGAAGCATTCGAAGGAGCGTCTGCTCCGGTCGAATCAATTTACGCCGCAGGAAAAGGACTGGCTCGCAGCGCTTTTGCAGGACGGTCAGTCCTATTCAATTGAAGAAGCAGCCAAGCTGCTGAATCAGCATTTCAAGAAGGAGGCGAAGTAAACCATGGCAGGAGGCACGTGGACAACTCAGAACAAGGTTCGGCCAGGCGTGTACGTGAACGTTGTCGGTAACGGTCAACCGGTGGGGACGCTTGGCGCCCGCGGGATCGCGGCGATCGCGCTGTCCCTTTCCTGGGGGGCTCCGAAGGTGATCCACACGCTGCAGGCGGGTGAGAACCCCTACCCGTTGCTCGGCTACGATCTGACGGCGCCGCAGCTGCTCCCCGTTCGGGAGGCGCTGAAGCGCGCGCAGACGCTGCTGCTGTACCGTTTGAATACCGGCACGAAGGCGACGGCCACTCACGGCGGGTTGACGATCTCGGCCAAATACGGAGGCGCGCGTGGGAACGACATCGACATCGTCGTCTCGGAAAACGTTGACGAGGAGACGTTGTACGACGTCGTGACGCTGTTCGCCGGCGCAGAAGTTGATTTCCAGACGGTCGCGACGATCGACGAGCTGGCGGACAATGCATGGGTCGACTTCTCCGGCACCGGCGCGCTCACGACGACGGCCGGCGTACCGCTCGTCGGCGGCGCCGACGGGAGCGTCGCGAATCAAGACCATGCGGACTTCCTCGCCGCGCTGGAGCTGCGCGAATTCAATACGGTCGCGTATCCAGGAACGGACGCGACACTGAAGGGCGTTTATTCCGCGTTCGCGCGGCGCCTGCGCGACGACGAGGGGAAGAAAATTCAGGTCGTCATGGAGAATTACTCGACGGCCGATTACGAAG